AAATGTAGTTACATTTTGTTACCGCTTGTAACCTTAATAATAGTAAGGCCTGAGGTACACCACAAGCTGTGGGGTGTCTTGGGGTTTTGTCATTTCAAATGACAAAACTATTTCTTGGATTTTAAATCCATAAAAAAAAGAAGATTGATTTCTCAATCTTCCAAAAAAGCCTCTGCTCTTCTTAGCCAGACATAATACGTCTTGCGTGTCGTCCAATTCTTACGTTCGCATATTTCATCAATAGTCAAACGGTCAATATATACCATCTGCAATAATCCTCTTGCTTCCAAGTCTGGAATTTCAGCGATTTGTTTCCTAAATTCACGTTTCTGTTTCATTGCTTCGATGGCATATTCTTCAATCTCTTCTCTTGTTGAAATCAGCTCAACATATAAATCATCTCTTTTCTTGCGGTTTCCATTTTGAACCTTATCAGCTTGTAATGGACTGGCATTGATTTTGAGTGCTTGAGATTCTAGCTTTTGCAATTGATTCATTTGACTTTCAATATAATCGTCTAGCCATTGAATTTTTCGTAAACGTTCACAAGTTTTCATCTAGCCACTCCTCAAACATGGTATAATATTAGTGAAGAATTTCATATTAAAGAAGAGCTTGCGCAAGCAGGCTTTTTCTTTTTGTGCAGGCTCTCGCCTTGAATAATAACAGCCGACCGATAAGCTGCGTTAGATTGTAGAAAGTAACTTAAGTTTAGAAGGCCTCCCCCTATCTATATTTTAATTTCAGTCTTGCCAGCAGCGCCTAGTAACCAACTGACTTTGTACTTTTAGAAAACAGCAAAGGAGTTCCTCCATTCTATTATTTTAAAATTCTAGGCTTATACCCACCACAAGGAGTCGAACCTTGCTAGATACCGTTGTGGGTTATTTTGTTGCTTCTCACATCTCTTTCAAAATTTTGTTAAAGTCATAATCATCTATAAGAAGCTTTCTCCCATTTGTTAAATATAATTGATATATTTTAGTGCCTATCCATTTATTGCCTATCCATTTGTTGCCTCGCCATTCACTAGCATGGATAATGTGATTTTTGTTAACATATAAAAACTTGTTTGATAGTCTGTCATAGATATAAATCATTCTTCCACCTCTTCTGCAAACTCCCAAGCCCAGCTATGGTCTTTCTTGATTTTTGCTTCAGTTAGCGGCACTATTGGTTTTTTATCCATGTTTATCCTCCTAACAACTTTATTAACAAAACTAAAATAATAACAATTACAGTCCGCATAATACAGCCGCTTTCATCGTGGTATATTTCCGTATGCGTTCTTTGTCTTCCTTGTTAGATACCACGTCAGTCACCTCGATGTTATCCTCATGCGGTTCTTCGTCACAGCTAACCTCTTCCATGTGTAATTTTACTCTTTTGATGCCGTTTCGTTGTTCATACTGTGAAAGATATTCCAACTTCACGCCTAAAAATTGAGCGCATTTTTTTCGAGTGCCAGTAAAAAGCCACTCGCCATCTTTGAATAATTGATATACCCAAACTTTTCGGCGTTCTTTCTCCTCTCGTGTTTTGCGTGTGAGTGTTCGCAATTCTCTGCGCTTTTCCTGCAGAATATGAATACCTTTGCGATGTCTAGTATATACCGTAACTGGTGAAACCCCTAACTTTTCAGCGATCTCGTCAGCCGTTCCCGTAAACACCACATTGCCATCAATTATCAAATCATAGATAATAACTTGCCTTTTATAATTAGCCATCTTTCATCACCTCTTTCATTCGTTTAACAATTCTGTCATCTGGCAATACTGCAAGATTTAGCAATCGGTTCGCTTCTTTTGGTGTCGTATGTAACATCTTACTAATTTCAATATAGCTTTTAATATTTTTTTCTTCCGTCCATTCAATGAACTTCCCTAATATATCAAGCGGCATTTCATCTTGATGTTTGCAAAATATAACGCAGTGTTTAGCTGCTGATTTATTTGTGTTTATTGTGCCCATTTACAATCTCCAACTCCTCTTCTCATGATCAAACCTCAACTAAAACATTGCATGAGCGTTTTCTCTGGCTCGGATAACGCCAACCCTCAACGGTTCTAATTTTATAATCATAAGCTTCAGCAATTTCTTTAATTGTGCCAATCATGATGAACTCATCTCCTCGGTAATATGCGTATTCTTTCGGTTTTCTCACTCTACTTCCTCGATTTCTATTTCAATTCGTGGGTTTGGGCTATACAGCTTTCTAGCTCTTAAATCACAGACTATGTTGTCATCTGACCAAACAATCTCAGATTTTGAAATACTGTCAAACAATGATTTGATTAGGTTGTCCGAATCTGGCTTTTTAACGTGCCATAGGCGCTCTGAAATGTATTTTGAATATAATTGCTTAGCTTTATCTTTTGCGCGCTCTGATGGCTTTTTAGAGACGTTCTGCGGTGCTTTCATGTAAAATGTCACTTCTACACGAACAGCACCGTCAAAATAACGTCCATCATAATTTTCTTTAATGTAATCTGTAACCTGTTTTCGCCACTTCATCATTTTAGGGTCTTCATACACTGCTGCATGTCGTCCTCTGATCGTGGCTCGTGGTCTTGATTGTGGCTTTGGTTCAAATGGTATCAAGAACATTCAAACACGCTTTCTAAAATGGTAGCATTGAGTCATCAATATCCATTGGATTGGAATTGCCAAATGAATTTTTCTGCTGCATATAACTGTTTTGCTGTGGCTGCTGATTGTAACCGTTCGATTGTCCTTGTTGATTATCGTTCTTGCTATCTAGCAAGTCGACATGTTCAGCTACGACTTCAGTTACATACACACGCTGTCCTTGCTGATTTTCATAGTTACGTGTCTGAATACGACCAGTAACACCGATTTGCGAACCTTTGCCGCAATATTGTGCGATGATTTCCGCAGTTTGTCGCCAAGCGACAATATTAATAAAATCTGTTTCACGTTCGCCGTTTTGATTTTTAAATGTGCGATTAACAGCAAGCGTTCCTGTTAATACGCTTGTGTTGCTCGCTGTCTGTTTTAGTTCTGGCGCTTTAGTTAAGCGACCTGTTAAATTTACGTTGTTCATTGATTACCTGCTTTCTTTCTGCCTAATTGATTCACGATGTTAGTTACTTCTGGAAGATGAATCATCAGCAAGTCTGTAATGTCGTACACACCCATTTGAGTGCAGATATAACTAATTGCTTGCTGTACTTGTTCTTCGCTATTACTTTTAGCTTCGATATTACTCATAAGATTGTCAAACTCATCTTTTGTAATCTTTTGATACTTATCAACGTCTTCTTCACCCATAGCAAAGAGGCCTTGAAGAGCATATTTCCTTGCGTATGAGCCGACAGCGCCTGTCCATTGTGGTGCTTGCATTTGTTGAATCGTTTTACCTGTTTTAGTTGTGATTACAGGAACTTCTGTTAATTCAGCTATCCCTTGACTACTGTATTTCTTGGCATCTTCTTCTCGCTCAACTATTGCTTCTGCAATATAAAATAGCCTTTCACCAAAATTTACAATTTTGTCATTAAATACAAGTGTCCAACCGACAGATACTTTCTTGAAATGCGTGTCGATTTCTTCAGCGTTTCGAAAAGAGTAACTCACACCACCTTTTTGGATTTTCGGAACTTGCATTTTCTTTTGTAATTGCTCAAAAGATTGCATATTACTTCACGCTTCTTTCTAACATAATGTCACATAATTTTTCTTCAACGTCGTAGCTTTGACGTCGTTGCTTGCGTTCTTCTTGAATTTGTCGCTGTTTCTCATCAATTAGTGCTTTTACATCATCTGTTTCAAACTGGCTTTGCTCATTTGCAAGAGCTTCTTTAATTAGTATTTCAATCTTGTTAACCAATTCTGTATTAAAGCTTTGCCATTTGATTTCGATTAGTTCGTCTTCTTTATGTTTTGGCAATTGAATATAGCCAAGTTTTTGATGAAAGTATTCAGCGCTTGTATATCCACCAAATTTGGCAACTAAGTTCATATCTTTATCAATAAATAATCGCATTTACCGTTTTCCTTTCGTTTTCCTCAAATTCCATATTTCACGTTTTAAACGTTTGTTTTCTTGCTGTAACGTCACAATCTTGTCTTGATATTGATTGATAATTTCCCCGTACTCAATAGCAAGATTGAAAAAGTCGCTTGTTCTGTCATAATATAACTTCTCAAAGTCTTCTTCTAAAAATATCATATTGACCTCAGTCCAAAATGTGTTGTTTGATAATAACTGGCACATCTAGCGTAAAATTAATAACAATCGTGATTCGTTTATTAGTCATACTTGCTAACTCATAAAACAAATCTTCGTCAGTATAGAGCGCATAATATTGATAAAGATTTTTTAGCGTTGGTGAATCGTCATCTAACAGATAATCAATAACTTCAATGTGCGCTTCTCTCCAATCGTCCGCTCTTGTGATAAGAACGTCATCGAGTCTTATTTCGAACATGATCATGCCTCTTCTACTTCTGAAACAAACATTTTGTTCATTCCAACACCAAGCTTTAATGATGCTTTATCTATGAAATGATAAACAGCCATATATCTATTTTGCGCTTCAACTTCCATTCCAATATCAACACCATCATATTTTCCAGATACGTAATATTTCTTCATTTATTCACCTCTTTGACTTCAAACGCAGGATTTTTCCAATAATTCAATTCTTCAAGTTTTTGCTGCGTGAAATGGTATTCTTCACTTTCTTCAACAGATGCATAAGAAACGCAAGCGCTTCTTAATTTACCAAAATCATTAGTGTACAAATATTCTTCAGTTGCCACTTGGAACACTACATACATCTTCTCTTTCTTAACTTCATAGCCGTAAAGCAGCGCATTGACAAATCGCTCTTTTAAATCATTGGGATATAATTTTCTAGGATATATGCGATTGCTTAAAATAAATTCTTTATCGTAATATTCATATTCGAACAAATGGCCATACCCTTGACGAGTAATATAGTACAAAGTGTTGTAAATAGAATCTCCACATGACTTTCCAAAATTTATTAATCCTTCAAGCCATTCAGCTTCTTCTTTACTTAATACCGGCTTTTCTGGTTCGTTAACAGAAGCAATGTCCTCTTCTCTTACGTCAATAAATTCATCTGCTGTATTCACTTCATAAGGAAAAGAAACTTCACTACAAGAACTTACGTCTGTAATTCGCCCTTTTAAATAAATGTCATCACCTTTTTTATATTTCATTTTTTCTACCTCAAAATACAATCATTTTCATTTGTGACATCTTGCTATCTCTTGCAAGCTTGTTGATTAGTTCTTCTTCGCTAAGCTCTAACAACATAGCTCTTACATCGTTTGAGTAGCTATAATAGCTTTGTTCAAACTGCTGAATAAGCTGTTCGTTCATACTTCCCACCCTTTCCAGTATTCAGTAAGATTTACAGACGTGATAGCAGTTAGGTTCTTCTGCGATGTCAAAATCTGTTTTTTGTAAGGTGCTAGTCCTGCGTTTCGTTCTTCGTCAGTTTTTGGCAAGTAATAACCGCTAACTCTTGCTTTTTTACTAGCAACAATTGGATGCTTAAATTCAAATCGTAAGTGTTCAATAACTTGTTCAATGTCTTGTTTTTCTAAACCAAATTCAGTTTCAAGTCGTTTTCGTGGTACTGGTTTATCAAAACTGCCACGATTTTTGATAAAGTTAAGGATTTTAATTTCTAGTTCGTCCATGCTTGCTCCTTTTTGTATTAATGCTTATGTTTCTTATATGTTTTTCTGAAATTCAATTCTGTAGCTTTTTTTGGTGTCATACTTAAAAAAGCAGCAACTTTATTTATTTTATGGGGTGGAACACTTCCTGTTTGTCTCCAGATATAATATGCTTGTTTTTTTATCCCAAATCTTGAAGCAAATTCCTCTAAAGTTTCAAAATTTAATGCTCGTTTTCTTTCTAACAGATCGATTAGATTATCATCTTCCTTGATTTCCGTTGTGTTTTCTAACAAACCATGTACTTCAAAAAAAGTCTCTTTATCTAATTGATGAGCTAATTTCCATAAAAGTTCTAGTTCCATAAATTAATCCTTTCGTCTGTTCTGTTTTTAAATTGATAAACGTGTTCTTGACCTACGCCTTTGAATATTCGCGAAAAGATACGCTTGCCATAGCGTTTTTGAATCTCTGGCGGTGTCAAATTAGTTGTGATAATCGTATTCGTTCTCTTGTTTAAAATGCTATAAATTAAGTTTGAAGACCATTCAGATGTTTTTTCTGTGCCCAAGTCGTCCAAAACAAGGTACTTAATCTCGTTATTCTTATCCTGACCAGATAGCAATGTCGTATAGTGTGCTTCCAAGCTAAAATCTTCCTTGACCTTAGCTATCAAATCAACAACATTGATGACTGTTGCCAATTCTTTCGTATAGTCGCTAATTGCTTTAATAGCGCTATAAGCTAAATGGCTTTTACCAACACCAACGCCACCAACCAAAACAAGATTATTCTGAGCACCTTTAATGTAACTTCTAGCCTCTTGCTTGACGAAATCAAGGTCTGCTTGTTTTTCTGGTGTGTCTGCTTTAAAATTGTCAAACGTTGCCAGTTTCAACTCGCTATCCATCATGCTAAAATCTTCGAGATAGTACAGCCGCTTTCTTTCTTCGTTACGCTCATAACTAGCTTGGGCTTTCTGTTCCTCAAATTCTCTGCGCTCCTCGTATCCGCATTTGAGACATATTACTGTACCCGTCTTTTTAACTCTCACTTTTGGACGTTGATGCTTTTCGCACCACTCTTCTGTTTGCTCTGTCTGAGCGTCCAGAATTGGCTGCATAGCCTCTTTCATGCTTTCAAACTCACTCATAGCTAGTACCCCGACCCTTGAATACCAAAGCCGATGAAATCATCGTCTTTAGGTTTGGTTTTGCTTTCGTCAAATCTTCGTTGTTCTTCGTCTTGCTGAACAGTTGATTTGATACCATTTTGAGCCCAATTTTTAAGAATTGAATTGATATATCCAAAGTTTCTTTTGGAGTTGTCGGCTGCTCTGTCGATTGCTCGTTTGACTAACATTGGTTCTAAGTTGTCAATTTCTACATAACCTTGTAACTTCTGCATTTGATAGCCATCTAGAACACCAATTCTTGATTGATAATATTCAAAAATATTGAACTCGGATTTTTCATCAGCAGCAGTAGCATTCCAATTTTCTCTATTATCTACTTCTGACTTTATATCTAATTTTAAATCTAACTTTTTCTCTTTATCTATCTCTATATCTGTTGGAAGGTGGTTGGAAAGTGGTTGGAATTTTTCCAACTTTTTGTTTTGTTGACGTTTATATCTGTTCCAATTCGTTTCTTGGTCTAGCAACATTGGAACTTGTTCGAGAAAGATTTCATTTTCTTCACCGATTTGTAGCAGTCCTTTGCTTTGAAAATATGCGATTGTTACTTGAACATCTTCGACATTTTCGTCCAAAGCCATAGCTATTTCTTCCGCTAAGCTATCTAGAACACCTTCAAAGTAGATATAACCTTGATTTTCAAGCGATTGCAACATCATTTTTTGGTAAATAAGCACATAAGTATCACCACCGCTCATGCGTCTAAGTTGCTTAATGGCTAGGTTTTTAAAGAAATTGTTATCAAGTCGCAACCAAAAGTAGATTTTTGTTTTATTTTTTGCCATTTATAACACCTTTCTAATTTCTTGCTGGTCTGTCTCGCCCAGCTTGCTGATGCACTTATCAAGCGTTGATTGCAGTATGTAACCCTCTGAAATAATTTTATCCAGTAGATTTGCTTTTGCGTTGGTTGGGTAGCTGTCCATTAGTTCATTGGTTAACCGTCTGTTTTCATCCCTAAGAGCGCTGTTTTCGTCCAGTAGCCCTTGCATGCTAAAACTTCTGTCTGTCATGGTTACACCTCAATAATCGCCTAATTCGTGCGCTGTCATTTGTTTCATAAGTCTGTCACGTTGCTCCCAACGTCTTTCAGACGCTTCATGTCCGTTTTCTTCAATCGTCCATTTCCATGTTGGTTCTTGGATAACTTCTTGTTTTTTAGGTTTTGCAAAAATCCAGTTAAATAGTTTCATTTTCTACATCCTCCAAATCCAAAATTGATAATCGTTTGCCTGCAAACGGTAAAACGATTATTTCAGTTAACGCTAAAACTGTAACTGCGATAATTAAATATGTCATGTTATATTCCGACTCTTTCTTCTAGTTTGATATTTTCCAGCATTTCTGCTAATGTTTCTTTTTTACTCAAATATCGGTTACGTGATTTCCATTTAACAAATAGTTCAAATCCTTTGTAATTGATAAAAACTATCTTATGTGTTGGGTTGTTAATGTACCTGTTGAAATCTGGATGATCACGCATTTCAGCTGCCCATTGCTTAGCGACGGGTTTGCTAAGGCCTTCCCAACGTTTCATGAGATGGTCATAATCGCCCCACTCCGCTTTTTCGTCGTTGCCAACAGCTCTGTAAGTTATTTCAACTTTTGGCATAGCACACTCCTTTTAAATGTGATATAATCTAGTTAAGTTTTTTTGTTAAGTCACTGATTTCTCAGTGGCTTTTTTTGTTATAATCATCTCGAAAAGGAGGTGATTATATGATTTCTAAAGAGCAAATCGCCCACGATTTGGCTATCGCAGTCATCACAGCAAAATTGTCTAAACAAAATTATCCACAATCTTCAAGACAGTTGCTCGTAGATTACGAAGCCGAATTAAAAGAAATCAAGCGTCTTCAAGGGCTATAACCGTTGAGTATGCTTCATAAGCTTCTGACAGTTTGATAAGCGTTAAAGCCCTGTGGCTTTCTCTTCTGCTGTCAGAGGTTTTTAATTCGTCTAGGACAGACTGCATTGCTTCTAAAATAAGTTGTTCTGTTTTCATGCCATATCCTTTCTTTTTTGGTTTTCCAGCTAGGCTGGTATAGCCCTAGCAGACCTAATGTAGCTTCATTTCAACACGTCAATTATCTATAATTTATAAGGAGGTTGTCTGCTAGAACCGTAGCAACCTAGCTGGAAACATTTAATTAATTGTCTTTATCGTCTTCGCTCCTCTTCATTTTGATATAATAGTTTCAATTCATAAGGCGAGACATTTTTAGGTCACCATTTTCAAGAGCGATAAGCTCTTTTTGTTTTGGTGTCTCACGGATTTCAAATTTTGTGAAATCGTCATAAGATAGATTTTCCAAAAACTTAGTTGCCTTTTCAGCGTCAACGTGCTTGATGTTAGTGTACTTGGTCACGTTAAATGCTTTCTTCAAGCGTGAGTACATCAAGCGGATGAATTGACCCTTCTTAGATGCGAACAAG